GGGCTGTGGATCCAATCAGGCAGGAAAAACGCGGTGCCGTTCCTGCAAACCCACATCATGGCGAAGCACACATGCATGTAGTCTTCATAATCGAAACCCAAGGACATGACGGCGGGCGACATCACTGCGTAGCCTTGGGATTCTATATATCTTTTGGCGTGCTCGAACTTGTCTTTATATCTTGGATCCCCTGTTATTTTTCCGGCTATGTATCCTTTCATTTCCATGGTTCTACTATGGCCTCCTTCGTGTAAACCTGCGGTGGGATTATATTTAAAATTGATTTTTTCTCGCTTTCCCTTTCCTCGAACTCAACCGATCGAATGAGAAAATCGAAACCATTAGGGACAAAGATTGCGGGACTGATAACCGTGACCTTCTGATTTTCTTGCCATGGTTCACCGGTCCTTTCATTAAGCCATCCAACTACTGGAATCGCTATGGTAAGAGCATCTACGATCGATTTATTCCTTTCCCATCTGGCGGCTGTATATATCTCGCCTCTGGTCGATTCCTGAACACTGAAGGTTTTCATCCTGGACCGTGGGACGTTTTTGTCCTTTACTATCCCTTCATTGCTTCCGAAGGGAGTGACATTGATTGCCCTGTAAGTATTAAATCTTCTGCGCCCATCAAAAGCCGCCCCGAAATCCAGTACAGGAAAAACTCCCTGCTCGAGCGTGGCCACCGGCTTTGATCTTGTATCCGCTTCGGTCAATAATAAATCGCCATTGGGTGTCGAAGAGATAAGAACGCCGCGCTCCTTGGCTAATTTATTTAAATGAGCGAAGACAGTTTCTGTTTCATTAGCGGTTATTCTGTCGAAAACACCGCCCGTGTCCGCTTCGAATACCGCCTTTATTCCGAATGGCTGTACGAGCTTTTGCACGCGCTGCTTTAATGTCACGCCATTCTCTTCATATGGCGGACGAAGGTTTGAATCAATAAGATCGGCGGTCTTGCTAAAGCCTACAAGGTCTACCGTTATCTGGTCCGTTGTAATGTTCGGAGTAACTACATAAAGACGTCCGGAGATGAAGAGCTTGCCCCCAATGTAAACCTTGACCGGAGGATATGAATAAGGGCGGAGACGTCGATCCAGTTCGGGATTGTCCCCCGGGAGCCAGTTAATAGTTGCCGTCCATCCATCCGAAGCAGTGTCGATCGTCCTTATGACTCGGGCCGCCATATGCCTGATCTCCAAACCGTCAATCACTATGGAAAGTTCATCCGGTTCGCGGTTCGAAATGGAAGGCTCATCCGGCAAGAGTTCCGCAAGCTCCGGAATAAAGATAACCTCGCCCGGATAGATGAGATCAGGATCGCCGCTTTTTAAATTCGACTGGTTAGCCCTCCATATCCTGGGCCAATGATTTGAATTACCGTAGGCGCGGCGGGCGACTACGGATAATGAATCCTCATCTATTATTGTGTATTGTTTGCCGGGGATAGGTCTGGCCATTAAACGTACACCACCACTTCCCTGCCCTGTGACATTATAAAGTGCTCGGTGTCCTGAAGTCCGTTGCTTTCAATGAACAGGGTGATATTGGCGTCGTCCTCGCCTGGGCCGCCATATTCCTCCATTGCCACCATGACCGGATTTCTCGGCCTGTCAAGAGTAAAACGTTTCTCGACTTTGAGATCAAAAGAGGACCGTAAAAGATAAGCGACCATCAGGGCATTCAATTGGGCTGCCCCCGGAAAAGATTGGGATTGCGAGAAATACTGTCTGTCTATGGGTTCATTTTTAAAAAGGTCTTGCGTTGCATCCAGCGCGTTCGTACTATCTGTGAAAAGCGCGACATTCCTCTCTATCAGCTCTACGGCATCAGTACGGGACAAGAGAGTGCCGGTGCTTGATATCTCCGCCACGGCCCCGAATGTGGCCGTCAGTGCTAATTCCTGAATGGCCACGCGATTATAAGAAGAGGTGCCAGGTTCCTCGGGTGTCAAACTGAAGGAAATATCATCCGCGAAACCCTGATAAGCATCAAGCCGTGTTGATATATCAGTAATAGCTCGGGCCGGAAGTTGTATTAGTTCCTGAAGTTGGCCGGCCACACTTATGACATCAAGCGGGACCACCTCGAGTACCCTGTTTATGTCTCTTTTTATGGCTTCGATCTCGGATGTTATGGCCGCACTGAAAGCGGACACCGCCTCGAGTTTGCCTTCTATGGAAGACACGATATCTAGAACTCCATTCCTGAAGGCCCCAACCTCCGCCGCCAAGCGCTGAAAAGTTGACTGCTCAAGCTGCTCGGCTGCTATATCGTTAAGCTCATCTATTTGAGCCGCTATGCTTGCCTGCAATTCAGCCGCCGAAGGAAGCGCGGCAACATCCAATGGTTCTATCCAGTCGGTTTCGATCTGAGTGACGTTGCCCGACTCTATCGGTTGTATATTTGGAGAAAAGCTCAATGGCTGTAATTTTTTAAGCCCGAGCACGGGATGAATGACCTCCCAAATGCCGCGCTCCGACAAAGCGCGCATGAAGGCTTCGGTCTCGAGGTCGTTATTCGGTCCCTCAAAATAAATCGTCAAAGTATAGGTTCTCGAAGACGTCCCCAAATCCTGTACTACCGAACCGTTAACCCCGGAAAAATTGAAGATGCCCACCTTCTTTGATTGTGGTGCCGAATTACCTATCCATAAGGCATTGAAGACAACACCGTCGGGGGAGGTCAGTTGTATGCTTGAACGAAGCCTGTCACGATAATCTGGCATTTCGCGCTCCTAGCTGATATTATTATCGCCCATTATCTGCATGTCAATGGCAGGCGCGCCGCGTGTTTCTGCTTGCGCCTTGCTTCCCGCCGGCGCTCCGGCTATATCGATGCGGCCCTTGAACTCTATCTCTCTACGGGCCTCTGCTTCCGCCTGGTTTGGCGGTACGCGGCCTTCGGCCCTTGCCTCTATATCGGCTTGGAATGCGTCAATCTTTCCGATAGCTTCGTCAATTCCCGGGACTTCTTTGCCAAAAAAGTTAGCAACTGATTTTATACCCTTGAGTATTCCCTTGATACGCCCGCCCCAAATTGTCGCGTAAAGATTGACGAACTTGAAGAACATCTGCGCGATGGCATCGAACATTATCCGCCACCCGATCTTGATTTCCTCCCACCAGTTTATGATGAAAGCAGTCAAGAAGACCAGCCCCGCTATGATTGCCGTGACCGGGTTCGTAAAGAGTACAATGGCCTGCGCTGCCGCGACTAATTTCATGACGCCGGTATAGGCAAGCCAACCCGCAAGCAGAAGTCCGAGGGCCTCTTTAAATGGTTTGATTATTTTCCATATATTCTTAATGACTTCGAGCGTAAATTCAAGGCCGTTTATTATCGGTTCCGGATCGAAGCCCCGGATGGCTTCGGTCAAGGCGTCAAGGCCGTTTTTTCCGCGAACCTCGAAGGCTTCTATTATCTTAAAGCCAAATTCCGTGGCGGCGCTGCCGAGGGTTTTGAGGCGGTTTCCTAGTGATTGCCTCATGCGTTCGGCGGTTTTTTCGCTTGTGCCGGCCGCGTTATTCAGCACTTGCTCAAATTGGTCGATGCCCTCCAGCGAATCTATGAGGTTCTTCGCGCCCGCGATTGCCCTCTTGCCGAATATCGCATTCATTACCTTGGCGGTCTGGACTTCTCCGGCGCCCTTCAGTTTATCCCGAACCTCTCCGAGGATAGTTGTCATCTTCTTCATGTTGCCGGTGCCGTCGTCCACCGATACACCCAGGAAATCCAGCGCTTGCTGAACTTCTCCGGTGGGGGCCGCAAGACGCAGCATGCCGTTTTTCAGGGCTGTGGCTGCGTCTGTGCCCTTGATTCCGGCATTACCCAAAGCGGCGGTCATAGCCGCCACTTCTTCAAGAGAAGCCCCGACAATGCGCGAAACAGGCCCGGCCTGCTTCATTGTCTCGAATTGCGACTCGATGGTTACGTTTGCGCTGTTGGCGGATTTTACGAGAACATCGTTTAGCCTGTTAAGGCTTGCTATTTTCTTTGCCGTGGTATCTGCTTCCAGGCCGAAGGCACCCATGAGGTCCGATGAATAATCGGCAACCGTGGCGAAATCCTCGCCCGAAGCAGTGGCGAGGTTTATCATGCTGTTAAGGGATCCCATGGCCTCGGCGGAACTGAAGCCGGCACGTGCTAAAAAGTCAAGCGCGTCGGCGGATTGGGCTGCCGTGAATTCCGTGGTTGCGCCGGCCTCTCGGGCGCGGTCGCGGATCCTTGAAAGTTGCACCTCAAAATCGGCGGCATCGGGGCCGATATCCTTGAACCTGGATGTGGCCCCGATCGTCGCCTGATCGAAATCAATGAATTGCCGCGTGACGTTGCCAAGGCCCTGTTGTAACGCGCCGAGGCCCTTTTGCAAGGCCCCGGCCGCCAGAATGCCTTTCATAACGTCACGAAGCCTTGAGGCTCCCGACGTAGCATCACGGAAGGACTTTTTAGCGGTACGCCCGAAACGCGACGCGGCCCGGTCCTGGTCCCTGAAAGCGGGAGTGACCTTATCCTTGGCGCCAAACCTTGTAGAAAATGCAAACTCGGCCATCAGTTCCTGCCCTTTCCTGGACGCGCTTCCTTCGCTTTATTTGCGGCCGCCACTTCGGCCCGTTCGATAGCCTTGTGCCATCCGTTAAAATATTTCAGGTCGTCGTAATCGGCCGCCCTTATTTCGCTCATGGACTGTCCTCTGTAGAACATATTGCCCATGAACTGGTCCATCGCCGGTGCTACACAACTATAAAAAGCTGCGCCAACCTCTGCATGATAGAGATGTCCACGGGGTCCATTTTGGCCATGCCGTTTGAAGTGCTACCGCAGAGGCTTGCCATAAAGGCGAAATCCTTCTCGGTCTGCCCCTTGGCCTTGTCGCGCTCCTTCATCGCGTTGCCATTAAGGCGGCGATATGTCACGGAAGTCACGTCGCCCTTGGGGTATACAAGATTATGGCGGACTTCGCCGTTGTCGAGAACCTCGATGTGTCCGGCACGGATCGCGCGAACGAGCCTGTTGATAACGGTTGCCACCCATTCGGGTCCGTTCTCTATCTCGAGGTCGTTCTTGTCGATATCGTAGGAATCCAGGAGTTTCTGCATCTGCTCCCTGGCCGATTCTTCGGAGATCTTGTGCTTCTTCATTACTGCCTGTTTTTCGTTTTCGCTGCTCATATGCTTCTCCCTTCACTTTGGTTGACACGCGATGGGCGGATGCACCGGGACAGAGCCGCCGGCCAATTATCCCTATCGAGGAGGAAGGACTCCCCGCGCCGGTGATTGTCCATCACTGGACATTGGCCTTTCATCGCCTGTCTTTATCACGGCTACGCCGCGAAAAGTTCCCATGTCCCGGATTCCGGGATCATGGTTATTTCTACGCTGTGCTCCTCGCTCTCGTAATTGTCGAGCATGATAGTGCCCGTGCTGCGGAATACGGAACCGTCGGCCAACTCGTAAGACATGGCATATGTCCCGAGTTCGTCGGCTTTCCCTTCAAGCGTGGCGAACTCCGCAGGCGTACATATCAGCTTGGCTCCCTCGACGTTCCCCGAGGCCCTTGTGACCTTCACCATGTTGCCGCCCGAATGAGGCACGGCCTCTTTTTCGAGCTTCGGCGTTTTGGCGAAGTTCCCATCGGCTGCGGCATTATAGGATATGCCGTCGATGAGGACTTTTCTTATGCTTCCCGAAACTGACATATGTCACCTCCCCTTACTGTATCAGCGCAAAGCTGGTATCGAATTCGATGACGCTGTCAAAGATATTGCCGATTCCGGACAGTATCGCCTTCGTTGTCATGTTGAAGCCGTCGCCGGCGGGCCTTACAACAACGCTGCCGGCTACCTTGAGCGCGTCAATACTGAACTGCGCGTCGGCTATCCATGCCTTTGCGTTCCATGCCTTGTAAAGAGCGACGAGGTCGTCCTTTACGCTGTCAATGTCGCGGGCCTTGGTACGGTCCACAGTGCTCGTCACCTTCGCAATATCGGTGACAATCGAGATGCCCTTCCATTTCTCCTGCTCGAAGAGAACCCGCATGGAGTTCATCATGTTCTGGAGTTTGCTTATATTGACCATCTCGCGGTAGCCGTTACTGTTTACGGGGACGCTGTCGGGCCTGTAGAACGTCACCACATTCTGAAGGTAAACGCTGCCGGACTTGACACGGGTCGGGCTTATGCCGCCCTTGACCGCGATGTCGCGGTTGTCGTAGTCGCTTGTCCACCTGTCGGAACCCTTATCCCCAGGCCATACGCCTTCGAGAAGAACGTCGACGTAATGCTCGGCGGCGCGGATCTGGTTAAGCCTTGCCATATTGCCGATTGCCAGCGCGGCTATTTCCGAAGGATGGGACGGGCTGTCCGGAACCGCGATGACTCCGTTCGCCCTGTCTGTTTTCCTGGCGTCGGCAAGAGCCACAAGGGCTGCGAGCCCCGCGCTGCCGGCTGTTACGTCGCCGGTCAATGCGCGGAAAGGACGCGAGACGACCTTCGCGTAAAGGCCGGTCGCGGTATCGCCTGCCCCCACGTAGTCCCTTATTTTGTTAAGGGTCGCCGCCTCGGGGCCGTAACCGTGTACGACGTCCGTATAGAAGTCCTCGTTTGCGTCGTCGCCGGTACCAAGGCCGTCAAGGGCGGTCTGGATGTCAGGGTTCGTGGCGCCGCTTGCCATGGCTACTATCGCCGTGACTACTCCGGTCGGAAGCTCCTGCGCGACGTCCAGGTTGAAGGCGATACTGATGTTGTTGCCCTCCGGCCCCTTGCTCTTGGCGGTAATGTTCACCTGTGAAGTGGTGACGCCGTCCACCGCCGCCGTGACCGGGAGTTCCTTGATCGCATTGATAGCCGCCGCCGTTTTCGTTGCCAGATCGTCCTCGGTATCCGCATCCTCTACTGCAATGCTTACCAGGTCGCCGGCGATGTAAAGATACATGGTGCCAGCAAGGACACCCGCGCTTCCCGCGAAGTCAATGCTGCCGTCTGCCGCCACGGCCCCGCCCGCTTCCGACTGAGGCTGTATGAATGTCGGAATGCCCTGACTGCCGATGAAGGCTTTGAGCGCAAGCCTGTGGACCATGAAGCCAAATCCGAACTTGTCGCCGGCATCCTCGGGGCTGAATACCTGGACCGGGACTTCGTCAACTACGGTAGCTTTTGCAGGGTCGTATGTGCCTATGATGAGAATCTTGCGGGGCACATTTTCGGCGGCAACTGCAAAGGCGACGTTATCAACGCTAACGCCTATAGCTGCTGCCTTTGAAGACTCATTCAATCCCATAATTTTCCTCCTGTTAAATTGTCGGGTTCGTCACTTCGACGCCCTGTAGTGCGCTATCGCCATCAAGCGTAATATCCGAATCGAATGTCACGTCACCAGGCTCCGGAAGGCTTACGCCATGTATGGATTCCTCAAGCCTGCAAGTCAAACGCATCGAAGCCGAAAGGACAAAGAACTCGCCATCCTGCGATGGGGTATCCTTCCTTATCTGGTCCACTTTTCGGCTTGCTATCATTTTCAAGTCCGGACGATCCTTTGGAGGATCCACCCCCATCTGCTCGTTTCGCGCGTCCATGAGTACATTCCATATAATCGCGATGAGGTCGTCCATCTGTTCGTCCGCGCGCGTAGAGGCTTCCGACATCGCCCTTAATGCTTTGGCCTTGTCATTCTCCGAAGCCGTCTCATCATTAAGGGTTGCCAGATCTATCTCGGCGGATGTCGCAACCAGAAGCTCTACAAGAAACGTTGGGGTATGAATGACATCCCCATAAGATTGAGCCGCACCGTCGGGGAAGGTCCCTTCGGAATAATAAAGGGTCACCTGCCTGTTCGCGTTTATATGCTCGGCGGAAGCCCGGTGCCTCTGATGTCCTATAGTAAAATAGCGTCCCGCCTCGGCGGGCACCAGAACATTCTCGATGATTGAACGCTTCAGTGTTTGAAAGTTCATGAGGGGCGTTGTCATGACGTCCTCTGTACTGCCTTGGTAGGATAGAGCCTTATGAAGCCGATGGACCGGCCCCCCTCTGTGGCCCTGTCAAGGCTCAAAACATAGTCCTGCATCTCGGCTGTAAGTTTCGGATCTTTTGGAAAACGCACATGCCATTTTTCGCCGTCCAATGGAATGCGCTCTAGGCTGGAACGGCGGAGGACGATCGTGGGTTTGTTCTCCACGATGTCCTCCCCCGCTTCGGGTGAGAATCGAGTAGATGTGTAGTGGACCTGACCGTAAAGCGGCTCTGGATTGGCAGGGTCGGGACTGTTAGCGCTCGTTTTATAGCTTTTTCCGTCCGGGCCGATAAGTTCCACCGGCATACCCCAATCTTGCGGCCGTTCGAGAGTTACGGACAAGTCCTTCTCCATCTGCTCACGAAGGCTCATTGCTACTTGCCGGCCTCTTTGCCGTCCTGCTTGCCACTGGTTTTACCGGTGCCACTGGGGTTATCGGCCGGGGGGGTGGCCGGGGGAGAAGTCTTCTCCCCGGCCTTGTCCCCCTCTTCGACATAGCTGGCCTTCAGCTTGTGTGGGCCGACGTTTATTACCTTGCCGCCCTCGAGGGCCTTTATGATCTCACCGCTCTTGCCCTTCGGGAAAAGGCGGTCGACCTTGGCCTGCAGTTCCTTTGAAACCACATAGGCGCCCATTACTTGCCGCCCTCTTTAGGCTTCGTGAGTTCTTCGACCTGGGTCTCGAGTTCGTTTATCCTTGCGGCCTTTTCCTTGACGTCGTCTTCAAGGGACTCGTTATCCTTGGCGGCCTTCTCGATCTGGTCCTTGAGGGCCTCGATTTTCTTGTCCCTGGACTCACAAGCCTTACAAGGGACATCCCCCTTGCCCTTGGCCTTCAGGTCTTCGTTGGCCTTCTCCAGCTGGTTTCTGAGCGTGGTGTTCTCACGCTTCAGGGCCTTTAGCTGTGCGTTTTCCTTGGCGGCGGACGCCCCCTTCTCTATCTTTACAGGGGCGTCGCTGATGTCGCCGTTCCTGGCCCATTTCTCGAGGGTCTTTTCGTCTATGCCCTCGACCGGGATTTCCTTCCCGTACCCATAGCTGACGCCGGCTATTCGCACGACGCCTGCCCCGGTCCAGTATACCTTCTTTTCCTGCTTTGCCATTATCCATCGCCTCCCTTTTAGGTTATCAGGCCCTTCAGGGTAACGAACCCGTCGGTCTGCGTGGTTGCCATTATCGGGGCGCTCTGCGTCTTCAGGACCACCGAAGAATGGTCGGGCGAACGGTAGGCGAATGGATAGAACATACGGGAATCCACAACGCCGGTGTTCTGGACTTTTGCCGGGATTTCGGGGGCCGTCATACTCATGCCGAACATTTCCTGATAGAGAGCGACTTCGTCGGCAGTTATCGGGAGTCTGTTAGGCGGCCCGAAGTAACGGTCGCAGCGCACGTTCGGGTGGAATATAAGGGCCTGGTCCGTCGGCATCCACGGGGTTTCGGTTTCGACACCCGGAGTAGTGAAGTCGTCGGTGAAGGTCAGGTCGTATGTGAATATCCATACCTTGCGGCCCTTGTCGGTCTCAATCCAGCCGCGCGGCTGAAAACCGTTGTCGCGGTACTTGGCAAACTGCGTGGGCAGCGTAACCATTTCTCCACCAAGGTTCACAAAGAAGTAGCGCCTGACATCGGCAACGGAACTTATATCGGAATCGGACTTCATTGCCGCGAAGGAATCGGTGCCGACAAGAATGCCGTAATCCCCGAATAGAAACGCCTCCTGCTGAAGCTGGTCAATGCCGCCGTCGATGTCGGCTATGATCGTCTGGCTGCCGGAATCCCATGCGTTCGCAACGGTTATGATGTTTCCGGCGTTGCGGTAGAAGTCATAGATGAAATCGGCGTTGGCGGTTGCCAGTATGGCCGGGTGCTGCCCGTTCAGCAGGGCTTCGCGGCAGAGGTATTCCATTGTATGGATGTGCTGGTTCATATGCTCGAAGTGAATGAGCATAGCCTTGCGCGCCATCCTGTCCTCGCGCGAGTTGCGCTGGTATGGGGTTTCACCGGCCACGCGGTTAAGAAGTTCATCGGAATCTATGCGCCCCTTTGTCTCGATGAGGGGCCATTTCCTGGCTATGTTCGTGAACTTCTCCTCGGTCTGGCTTTTGGTTCGCGTGACATCCTCGCCGGTCGTCCGGTTTATCATGCGTGCGAGATAACGCCCGGAGCGCCTCTTTATGTCGATCTCGATGGTTTTGGAATCGGTGCTGAACACCGTCCTACCCATAGGCGAACCCGCCCAAAACGCCCCCTGAAATGCCGTAGGGGCGATAATCTCCATGGTCTCGTCGAACTTCTCGACCATGAGACGCGTGTATTCGTTGACTGCCGTCACGTTGCTCATTTAGTCAGCCTCCTTATGCGTTCTCAGCCCGCGAAGCGGTCTGGCTGCTTTCCGGTATCAGCTGTATCTCGGTGAGGGTGTCCCTAATGGTTTTGCCAGTTGCAAGAACCGTGTCAAGGGTCGTGACACCGTCGTCGAATACGAGCTTGTCACCGTCGAACCTGGCGCCGTTTATCAGTATCGGCGCGTCCTCCACATCCCCCGCCACCAGATCCGCAAAGGCGATATCGTCGCCAAGGAAAATCCCGATGATTATCTCGGAACCGTCCGCAAGTGCGGGATTGAATGGCACGAATTTGCCGTTTGCGGTAATGGCAAGAGTGAAGAGATCGCCAACGATGAAGTCTGTGGCGCCATCGGTAATGGTAAATACCAGCCCGCCTGCCACAACGGGGGTGGCGGCCCCGGCCCCGACTATCATTTCGATAGGGGAGGCCACGATATTTCCGTTGGGGTCCGTGAGTTTGAATATGCCGCCGTTTGCTATTGCGCCGATGCACTCAAGCTCGTAAGAGCCGACGATGGGAGTGCCCCCGGGGGCGGCTGCCACGCCGGAAACGGTGCCGTCGCCGGTATTGCCGCCGTCGGCGGTCATGTTCGCGGGTATCGTCACGGGCTTCTTTGCCATCATGGTGTACTGCACCAAGTCCGCCGCGCGTCCGGCATCCTGCTCGATAACGGCGTCGTCCACCTTGGCGGACGGGAAGCTGTAGATGATAAACCCGGTCGTGTCGTTGTTCTGCCTTGCCTGCACGCTCATATTACACCCCCTCTTTCAGGCGGTCTTTCCTTGCCTGGAAGCCGGCCTCGGCCTGCTCTTCGGCGGAAAGGTCGCCGGCGCCCTGCGTATCCTCGCTCTGCTCTTTGAGCGCGGCGGCCTCTTTGGCCTTCTCGTTTTCCCTGTCCACGATAGCCACGACTGCCTCGAAGGCTTCGATGCTCTTCTCGCCCTTGACAACTAGAACGCCCATCTCTTTCGTGGTTTTGTCGTAAGCGTCGGAAGCGAGAATCGGCCCGACCTTGCCCATCATTGCCTCGATGTGCTTGGTGGCCTCTTCTTTACCCTCGGTTTTGCCCTCGGCGCGTGCCGTTGCCAGTGCCGCGTCATACTCGGCTTTGGCGCCGGTATTTGCGGCAAGTAGCTCCAGTAAGTTCATAACCTTTTCCTCCTGCATTTTATTGCCCGCACCTGCGGGGCTGTCCATAGATGCTCATGTTCCACCACCGCATCCGCCGTTATCTGCGGAAGTTTTACCGGTAGCAGGCTCAAAAGTTTTGCCATCGTGTGCCCTGCAATGCTTGCGGGCTTCAGAAGCCGACCAGATACCTTTTGGATATCTGAAGGCTTGCGTGGTTGTCGTGGTTTTTCCTTTAAGTTTGCCGATGATTATATCCAGCCTCTTCCCATCGGCTGTCCTGCTTATCCTTCGGAAACTGCCCTCGGCAAATTCCCCGGGTTCGCGCACGCGACACGCGTGTTCGTTCGGGTAGGGGGCCTCGGGGTTGAACTCTTCTCCGGCGGAATAATCATCCTCTGAGAACTCGGACCAGTACTCGGCGGTTGCCGTTTCGGTTCCCTGGTCCAGAAGCGCGATGCTATCAACATAAGCAACGGCTTTGTCGATGTCCTTGTTAGCCGCTTCGTTGTTTTTGAGCAGCTTGAAGCAGTCCCGCACGGAAGCCTTGGCGACTAGAAGGGCCGTCTCCTTGTCGCGGTCCTCGACATCGTCTTCATCGGGATCCTCTAGAATCTCGTCAATGAAACCTTCGCTCAGTATTTCATTTCCGAAAAGATAAGTTTCGTCATCCATGAGTTCTTTTACGGCGGCGAGTTCCTTCCCTGTTTTCTTGGCGTAAGCCTTGGCGAGAATGTTCGATAACTGCTCGAGCGTGTTTGCGGTCTTTCGCATATCGTTGTGATTGCCGGCAGTAATAGCCAGCGCGTTGTGGATCATAAAGATGGCGTTTTCATAGGCGCTCACCTTGTCGGCGGCGAGGACAATATAGGAACCCATGGAGGCGGCTATGCCCGTAATCCTTGCCTCGGTTTTTCCCTGGTATGCCCTTATGAGATTGAATATCTCGATGCCTTCAAAGACAAAGCCCCCGGGAGAATTGACAAGAAACACGACCGGCTTTCCCTTGGCCTTGGCAAGCTCCTCGCGTATGAAGCGCGCGGATATGCCACCCATCCCGATAGGTCCGCTCAGTACAATTTCAACCGCCATGCGGGGCCTCCTGTCTTGTCAGATTTGCAATGAAATCCATCCCTGTCATATTTTGTATTATCTTCTTTAATTTTGTCAAGTTTTCGTCACTTCTCCAAAATCTGAATCTGCGTGCCCTCGGCAGGCGCAAAGGTGTCAATATTTGCCCCCGCGTCCTCGCGTTCTATCCAGTAAAGACTATCCGAAGACGTCGCGGGCATGACTATCTCAAATTCAAAACGCCCATCGGTTCCCGTGGGGATTGTAGCCTCCACCGGATCTATCGTATAAGCCGCGTCCCCCGGTTCGTCCTTGGCGTAAAAACGAATGGTCAGGCCCGTTATATCCACAGGCGTCACGCCGTCTGCCTCGAACAGGCGAAACTTCAGGGTCTTCGTGTCGTTCACGTTAAACTTCAGGATCGGAAGGCTCATGGTTCGCACCCCTCTAAAATTATTATTTCCGCCGATTCGTAAACAGGCTCCTGCGGCAACTCGTAAGTAGCCGCGAAAGGAACAAGCGTTCCCGTATAGGCCCCCTCTGCGTAATCGGTTCCTATTCTTACGTCTTCGGCGGACGGATAATCAACTACAAACATATTCATTATGGTTGGCATAATATTTACATTTGATGTTAATGATGTCCCGAGTACGGCGGCGGCCTTGCCTGTATTCTCCAAAGCGGTGACCGTCAACTTATAAAGCCCGGGCAAGTTCACGGCTGATATTTCTACGGGGGCATTTGTCGCGGCTGCACTTGCGTTGTCCTTTGCATAAATGATTGAATGGTTTATATCGTCAACCGTTGCGGGCACATTATTGAAAGTATCCCATGCCGTATAACAGGCAACGAACTCCACACCAGGGACAAGCAAATCCGTGATGACAAGGGCGGGGATCAAATAGACATCTGCCGAGGCCGATACTCCTCCAAGTGCTATAAACTTGACCGTGGCGCTCTCTACATCATCCATCCGGACGCGATAGACACCACCACCTATCTCCTCGGGTAAGTTCAAAGGATCCGCGACAACACCATCAAGGACATATTTGAGCGTATGATTTGCAGCATCGAGCAATGCAGGTTTATTGTTCGCACTATCCCATGCCACATAATAGATCCATACGGTCGTGCCATTCCTTATCATCAGCGAACCCTCCCGAAAAGATGAAAAGGCGTCTTAACCACGGCACGCAAGAGGTCTACGTTTCTCCAATCAGCATAAGCCTGACGTCCCGCAATATTTATATCACCATATACGCCCAGCGACGATGTATCGAATGAACGCACAATGGCCGATGAAAAAGATATGGTAGATTGCAAAGCCTCGCCCATAAATATACGGCATAGGCTTAAATTACCTGTGCGGCTTATCTTCAGCGTGTACCAGATGTCTTCCAGGAAATAATAATTTGAACTTAGGCTATCCCATGCAGTTCCTGTCCATTGACCGAACGTAAATCGTCGGGTGGTCGCGGTATCCTTGAACGCCTGGAGAATGATATGCGCCTTTGCCGCCGCCATGGCCCGGTCCTCGATATCATTTACCATCAGGAAAGCCGATACGTTTGCAAACTGAATGGTACCGGAGCGCATTCTGAAGTCGATGGAAAATTCGCCAAAATCACCATCCCATACATCAATAGTATCGTCGGCAATAAATTCGGTGTCATTTGCGGCTTCACAATTATCTATTGCGTACAGATTGGCATCGACAGTGCCCTTGCCGGTTCCGGAATTATGGATCCAATCTGTTAAGGTCTCATTGGCCATGTCATACCTTATCGAGGTCTATAAATCTGTCCCACCATGTATCATGCGCCGCTTGTATACTGGCAAGACGAAGTGCCCATTCCACTGTATCGTTCATCCTGCCACCGTTGGCGTCAGCGTATTCACCACGAAGCGCCCAATGATGCGCCAGGAGAGATCCGCTGTTATCCTCAATTGGTCGACCGGTAATCTGATTTGATGGATTGGCTATCACGCCCTGTCCTATCTGATCGAGATCGATAAGAAATGGCGGTATACCGCCAATAACAAACGAGCGGGTGAACGCATCATTGGCCGCATCATCGCGCCTCGCTATGATCCTGAGTTCTTTAGGCGACCACACGTTCAGGAACCAGCTCCTGAATTCCTCCGCGTTCACCGTCAATCTATACGATTCATGCCAGAGACGCATCAGTTCCATCATGCGCTCACAGAAATGTATCCGCTGGCCCTGATTGATGCACGATGCAGGAAAGAAATCCCCGTTCATTAATATTCCTTGACAGATCCGATAATTTTTGCGGACAGGGCTCCAAGAATGGGGGACTGGTCCAATTCCCCCGCTTCGATGCGTTGCTTGACACCGCGATGCCATGAAGCAACCCCGAGAATGGCCCCAGGTATTCCGAAGAGAAAAGCCAGCTGTCCGATTATCCCCGGAATGTCTGCAAACAATTCCGTTTTACCTTTGGATATTGAATACCCGATAAGGACGAAAATGCCGATGACCGCGACGACAAAAGCTATAGCGGAAACGAAACCCCAAAACGGGCGCCACGCGCCCGCCCACGGGTGTCCCTGTGAGGTTTCCGTGCGGATTGAAGCATTGACACTCTCGATGGTTTTTGCCTCTGCTTCCGCCTCTGCAATGGCCGCCTGAAGACTCAGACGCTGAAGCTCCGCCCTGTTGTTTTCCTGCAATTCCATGAGGCGCATTTTCTGCTCCGGCGTCGCGTTTACAAGGGCCGCCGCTATATTGTCAGGATTGCCATCGGTCCCGAGCGCGTCCCCTATCCATCCGCCGACCATGCCACCTGCGGGACCGCCCAAAGCCGTCCCGAGCACGGGCGCTATCTTTCCTAGCCCTTCCTTTACCTTGTCCCATGTTTTCGAACCCATGTTATCCTCCGTTTTGGTTTATCGCTACCATTGCCGCAAGGTGAGCCATGGCGACTTTGTCGCGGGCCTCTTCATCGAGAAGGTAGCGAGTGAGTTCTTCGCGGTTATCCATAAAGAAATTCTCTGTCAGGATTGCCGGCATTTTCGTGTTCTTCAGGACATGGAAGCCGGCCTCCTTGTCAACATCCCCGTCCTGCATATCCGTGCGCTTGCGCGCCTCGGGGAATGCCTTGTGCATCTTCTCAAGGAAAACCGTGGCCAGCGGATCTGCGGGGGTATCGCCCGGAGATGTCCAGACTTCGATGCCATGGCCTCCACCGGCATTCACATGAATAGAGACATAAACGCATAGAGAGCCGTATTTATCATAAAGGCGGTTCGCTATCGAAACGCGCTCGGCAAGAAAAACATCCTCCTCCGTGTCCACAAGGTTAAAAGCTGTCACCCCGAAGAGGTACGCCCATTTCATGATACGCTTGACGATTGCCCGATTGAATTCCCCCTCATAAAAAGGAAGGTCGTCAAAAGGGGAACGCTTGCCGGCTGTTTGCGGATATCCGTTTATGATACCGCCGTGGCCCGGGTCCAAAATGAACAGTTTCTCCATAATCCTCCTTCAGCTACCGAGAGATTCGGCGGCTATGGCTTTGGGTTTACTATCATAAAGGCCGTCAACTCTTGAATGGACGGCACGGAAGTCGGCCTTGACGTCTTTTTTGAACTCTTTGACATCGTCCTTCATCTCTTTTTTAAAGTCCCGAATATCTACTTTCAAGCCCGTGAAACCGTCGCGGATCTCTTGCCTGAAGTCTTCATCGTCACGGATAACACGAGACATTTCTTCTTTGCATTTCTCTGTGGTGACGGCTTTATCGGATTTGTCCTCCACCCGGGTCATCCAGCGTCTTATTAGCCAGATAAAAAATCCGATAATGCCACTGCCAACTACCATAAACATAAAATTTATCGCGCCCGATATAAATATTTTTGTCAGGTCCGCGTCGTTCATTATGCTACCTCGAAATGGTCTGTTTTCATGGCAATTGTGCCAGCGCTTGAACCGTCGGTATTTGTAATTCTAACGAGGTATTTCTCTGTTGTTTTTAAAACTAGAATAATCGAATCCTCAGATGCCTCTCCAGAAGCGTTGGCAACTCCGGTGCCATTTGAAGGCAAAAGAAGCTCCGCGAAAAGAGTGCCAGGAGCATTTATTATCGGTCCGGATCTTAATATTACCTCGCCGGGGCCGGCTATATTCATGTTTCGATTGAAAGGTTGAAGCAAGGTACCATCATTATTGGCATCGGTTCCCCTGTAAATATCAACCGTAAAGGGTCCCCCAATACTATCAAAGGCCAAAGGCTGCAAAACCATGACATTACCTGTAAAGGATGTCGGATCAATTACAACATCCAAAACGCCTGATGCGGCTATGGAGAATCGTTTTCGGATTGACCACGCTATGCCCTCGACTGCTTTTGCGTCTTCTATTTTCAGCGATATCAGGGCATTGAAAGCACTGAATGCGCTGGCTAATGCTTTTAATACTCCGGAACCTATTCCCATTATATCACCAAGGTCACATAATCCAACTGCAGATTATGCGCCGCGTTGCCCCCTACTGGATGATATAGCCGCAAAACCACATCGCCGTTTTCATCTATGAAATCCGGCATAAGTGAAGGCGGAATATCAGAGTAGCGGTAGTTCAGGCCATTGCCTGTTTCGTAGGTATGCAGCTTTTTCCATGTCATCGAGTTATTATCGAAAAGCTGCACCTCTTCCCAATGAGTAGCGGAACCGACATACGCCATGGAAATTCCGACGCGACGGAAGCTCTTGACACCCGTGAAGGTTATCACGGCAACACTCCCGGGAGTAGCGGCGGCCTCTTGAATATTCAGGATATTGCCATCCTGCCATTGTTTTATATCATCCACGGTACCCGTGGGGGTTCCCGTTGAGACATTCAGAGAGGAGGGAGCAAGGTGTAACTCGGGAAAGTTAATCCCAGGGCCGATACCGGCTCCTTGCTTCATTATGCCGCCTCCCCCTATCATGCCTCTACCCTGACCTCTCCGTCCTTCGTTCCTGTGAGCCAGACGTAAACATCAATCTGCTCCGAAGAACTGATAGTCTCGGCAGGACCGTCAAGGAAAATCTGTCCGCCCCTGAAATCTGCCTCGGCCGGCGCGGGATCTCCCGTGGGCACATACGTTGCAAGCCATCGTCCGCCCGCCGAACCCGGCTTTACCTTGCGAACTACTCCGACGGTGACAGCCGTTGCTATCTTTACCGCCTGTCCTTTAGTTACGGTCACAAAAGCTGGTGCCGCCATTATTTGCCCTCCCTGTTTTCAAGTTCATCCGCAACGGCTTCTGCTATTTCATCCACCATTGCCGCCGCTTGTCTGTCCGGATTTCCACCTGTGCCGGCGCCTGGTTTCTGCCATGGGGGAGGAACCTTCTCGCCGTATTCGTGCTCAAGCTGTACGCGGTTCGATTCCGCGTCGCTGCCATTAAGGTCGCTGGCTTCTCGCTCCATGGTAGTCAAGCCGAGGCTTAGATTTTCGCGCCTTGCCTTGGCCGTCTTCGACGGGTCAATGTCCGGCATGGGGGCACCACGCCATGTCCCGTGAAGCCATGCCGCCTTCAGAACGGGGTCGCTCCATCCAGGGGCCTCGATACGTCCGGCCGCGATCTCGCCGGAAAGCCACATCTCGAATATAGGGTCGCCGTCGTCGGCAGCCCATTCGTGCCTCCATATATTCACGTTGCGCCAGAAGAGGATTAACGTCGCGCGCGACGCGGAGTAGTTCTGGTTGAATCTCATCAGGACTACTTCAAGCGGAATGCCGGCGGCCGCCGAGAGGTAATACATAAAGGCGTCCACAAACTTGTCGAAGGAATCGACCGGGGCGTTTGGATTAAACGGTTTGACCTGGTCGCCCTGCCCTGCGTTAAGGATCCACATAGAGCCAGGGACATCTGCCGTGAACTCCGGCTTCTGGTAGCACTGAAGTTCCTTCGGAACATTCAAGGCATCGGCGGCGGGGGTCGGGGTACTGCCGAACTGTTGTGCCGCCGCGCCTCCGCCGAAGGTCGTAAGCCCTTCGCGGAAAATGTGCGTGGGGTCGAAGTCCTTATTTTCTACGGAAGCGACAATCATCGACTGGTTTATGGCCTTCTTGATATGAGCTTCCTTGAAGTCCGTGATGTTTTCAAGGCCCTGAATGGCAAATCCGATACGGGAATAGCCACGTCCTTGCCCTGCATATTCGGGGCGGAAGCCGTGAATCATAAAGAGGCGTTTGGACTTCGGCCCCTTGCGCTGGATAGTCACGGTCTTGAAGGATCCCTGACCGTCGCGCGCGTGTACGCGATAAGACTTCTCGCGCCCGCGTTCGTCGCGCTCTATGCCGTCGTAAAGGTTCTCCATGTACTCGCCGTATGTGCCCGAATATCCGTGGCCCGTTATCTGGTCCGGGTCCAGGAACTCCCACTGCAACGGGTTCTGTAGATCCTTCTCCGGGGAATAATAAAGACGGCGGAAGATGTCATTGTCTCGATGCTGAAAAATCATATAGAGGTGCTGCGATTGGTAGAACGTCATCGTCTCGCTGCGGTGATGCTTCTTATCACGGCACCATAAGTCAAAACGGGTGTCCGTATTTCTTGCCCATTCCCTTGCGCGCTCGGGCGTGATCCCCAATATCTCCGCGCGGGGGCTTGACTCGCGGACCAGCGCGACATCCGCGATGCTGTCGGCATACCTGTCAATAATTGCCCGGGCTTGCGGACTGTCATGATAGATGTCGCGGGCATTAAGCCGCATACGGGTATGATTGATAACGCGGCTCCGGCCTGCATTGGAAAGCCCATAGGGCCAGCCGGCTCCACCGCTTCGGCTGCCGGCATAGAATGCGCCATCGGTGTTATGATAGGCAACCGGCTGCGCTCCCCGAGAGAGAATATCCAGCTGCTCAAGTCCGGAATTTATGACGGCGTTCTTGATCTCGACGCCCCTGTTTCTGATGGCACTCACAAAATCGCGTGCGAAGATCTCCTCATAGCTTGGCCTGTAGCCGTTACCCATTATTCAACTCCTCGCATAAATCCCTCGGTGTCGTTTTTCCTTCTCAGGTTCATATTGACGATGCCGACGCCGTCGAGGATATTGTAGTAACGCTCGATGCGGCGCTCCAGGCTTTTCTGGAGGCGTTCCATTTGATCGAAGGATTTGTATTTCATGACCTGTTTTCCTTCGCCGGTGTCAAGACTTGCCATCTCGACATGGAGGATTCCGTTGTCAATTGCATCGTCAAGGGCTGCAAGCTGTGCCTCCAGCTTCTCAAGCCTTGCGACGATACGGGCGCGCCGGTTTGTCTCCATGCAACTCATGGCTAAAAATAGCAGAAAAAAGGGGCACTTGTCAAAACTTTTTTTAATTATTTTTAAAATGCCTGTTTTTATTGATTATTTTTATTAACTTTTTTGTGTATAGGGTTGACATTGATTATAATTTTTGTTATACTAGAATCAACAAAACAAAGAGGAGGACGCAAATCATGACAGCCTACAAATTCACCAGCGACGACCTTTACAACAAAAACGAGATGATGAACCGCGATGGCGTGATGCTTCTGCTAGACATGCATAACTGCCTCGTTATGAAACGATGGGACCGAGAAGAGGCCATCGCCCACACCGCTTGGAACTATGACTGCACCAAAGAAGAAGCCGCCAAGAGAATCGACTGGGCCATTTCGGTTCTGAAGAAATAAGGAGGCATGTAAAGGAATGATAAAAAGTAAATGGTTCAACGTGTTCAGATGTGAGCATTGCCACAGGCAAATGTCTTTTAATGAGGTGGTCTGCTCCCATGGTATATGTCCTCACTGTGGACACATATCCGGCACCACGATTTGCGATGTTTACATGCAATCCGCAAGGCTACACTTTAAAAGCAGAATACACAAGCTCTTTGGAATAACGTGTGGGCATGATATTAATCCATTAAAAGTGCGCAACCTGACAGTAGGCAAATGAGACACGAACACGAAAGACCATGCCCTATAACGGGTGAGCCTATCCCCATGGACTTCTTATGGACCGACTCAGTTGCCTTGCAAAATCTAACCAAGGCCGCCATAGCCTTCAGAAAAGCCGCCCCGATCTGCTGCCGGGATTTTGTTGACAAAGGCCCCGGGGTGAGGTAAAATAAAAATACTAGCCCGACCACAGGGCGGCGGGGGCTTCAAGCATCGGATATGTGGCAGCTACGGCGAACCACAAGACCCCTTGAAGTGTAAAACCCAGGTGGAGAGTTGACAACCCGCCATCATAATAAAAACAGGAAACCCAAAAGGAAAGGAGGCTGCTTTATGAAGAGGTAGGCAGAAACCGAAAGGCATATCTAATTTATGGGCCATCCTCGCAAGGGGATGGCCCCTGTTTATTTCCGGCGCGTGGCCTCTTCGAGCCGGTCCAGAATATAGAGGCGGTTTATCATCTGAAGCTGCTGCATGTCCACCTTCACGCCCTTCCTGGTCATTGCAGCGCGGATTCTCTCGCGTTCCATAGCCACCTGAAGGTCAAGCCATACATCCCCCGCACAAAGCGCGTACACGCGGCAGTCGAGCGCCTCATTCGAGTATGATCCCTTGTGGAATGAGCCGTCCGCGTACATTTCCTCCGAGGTTAGCATCTTG